TGGATTTAATACTCTCGGAATTGCTTCTGTGGGTAGAAATGCTAGATTAACAATTACATCTATAGGTGCTACATCAGAACTTATAGTAAATGAAGTTCAAGGTAACTTTGTTGTAGGTGCAGCAAACACTGTTATGTTTGTTGATAGTAATACTGTTGTTAGAGAATTAAATAGTGAGAATGGAGGAGATGTTCAAGTTTCTTCAATTAATCAAGATAATGATGGATTGCATATTAAAGTTAATCATAAGAACCACGGAATGTATTTCAGCGATAATAAAGTTGAGATTTATGGTGTTCAATCTGATATTAAACCAACCAAGTTGACTTCTGCATTTAATGCAACATCAACATCTCCACTTTCTGTTGTTAATGCACAAGAATTTGAGTCATTTGAAAACGTTGGTGTAGGAACCACTAATACTGGATTCCTTCGCATTGGTGAGGAGATTATTGAATATACCTCTGTTTCTGGTAATACAATTGGTGGTAATATTACACGAGGTGCAAACCCCGTATCATATCCAGTTGGAACTCCAGTTTATAAGTATGAGTTAGCTGATGTTAACTTGAAGAGAATCAATAAGACTCATGATTTATCTGATGTAACTAAATCAGATCCTATTACTTTTGATTCTTATAATATTAAAGTTGATATGTCAGAGAAGTTTAATGTTAATAATGATGATAGAAGTAATGATGTTGGATTACCTCAGTTATTTGTAGGTCAAACTAAATCTGCTGGTGGGTATGATATAAGGGCAACACAAAATATGCCATTTGAAATTGTTACACCAGTTGTTCAAAATCTAACTGTTAAGGGAACTTCTCTCACAGCAGAGGTAAGAACTACTACAGGTAAGAGTTTAAGTGGAAATGAACTTCCTTTCCTAGATGCAGGATATGAAGCAGTTGCACTTAATGAATCAAATTATATGACTTCACCTAGATTGATTGCTTCTAAAGTTAATGCAGATGCTAAATTAACAAATCTAGTTGGTTCTAAATCTTTGAATATGAGAGTGTTCCTTAACACTACTGATAGTAGAATAAGTCCTGTAATTGATGGTCAAAGAGTAAGCACAATACTTACTTCTAATAGAGTCAATGATGTTATTGATGATTATACAACTGATCCAAGAGCAAATTCTCTTACTGAAGATCCAACAGCATGTCAATATCTCTCTAAAGAACTTAATTTAGAGAATCCTGCAACATCTATTAAGATTTTGGTAGGTGCTCATATTCATCTTGATGCTGACATAAGAGCATTCTATGCTGTTAGTGATAAGCAAGGATTTAAACCCGTATTTACTCCATTCCCTGGATATAAAAATCTTGATAAACAGGGACAGGTAATATCACCTAAGAATAATAATGGACAATCTGATACTTTAGTTGTTAAGTCAAATTCATATGGATTTGAACCACAAGATATAGAGTATAAAGATTATACATTTACTGCTGATAATTTACCTTCATTTAGATCTTACAGGATTAAAATTGTTCTGACATCTAAAAATCAGGCATATGTGCCTAGAATGAAAGATTTGAGAGTACTTGCATTAGCATAACTATGACATTAAACAAGGTGAAAGACCAAAGTGATTTGGCAAGAGATCCACAAACAGGATCTATAGTTAATGTAAACAATTTAGATTATGAAAAATATGTAGCAAGTAGAAAAGTTAAAAATGCAAAAACAAAGCGAGTTACTTCTATTGAAGAAGATCTTGTTAATCTAAAAAATGAAATGAATGAGATTAAATCCCTACTTAAAGAGTTAGTCAATGGCAACTAAAAAGATTACATTTGATCCAACTGCAGGTGTTCCTGTAGCATCCAACTTAACCATATATGGTGGTTCTAACTTTGATGCTACTTTTACGGTTGTAGATGTTGGTAATGCTGCATATGGATTTACAACTGCATGGTCTGCTTCTGCACAACTTCAAAAGAGTGCTGGTGTAGCAGCAACCACTGTTCCTGCAGCAACTTTTACTGCAGGGATTACTACAGGATCTATTACATTAGCACTTGACTCAACGAGAACTAGTAATATTCCTCAAGGAAGATACTTGTATAATGTATTGATTAGTCCTGGTATAGGACAAACAGTTTATAATATTATAAATGGAAATATTATGGTTAATTCAGGTATTTCTTCAACACCATAAATATAGTGAAGGGGTAATAGTCTAAATGGCACAACCAGGATCTAGAGGAGAATTCATAGATTATTGTAAACGGCAACTGGGTGCTCCAGTGCTGGAAATCAATATTGCTGATGAGCAAGTTGAAGACATCGTTGATGATGCCATTCAATTTTTTAATGAAAGGCATTTTGATGGTGTTTCTCAAGTCTTTCTAAAATATCAAATCACTCAAGACGATATTGATAGAGGAACTGCATCAATGGAAGAAGGTGCAGAAACCAAAGCAGGTATTAGCACTTTTACTACAGAGACAAAGATTGCTGGTGTAACCACAAGTTTTAATTTCTATGAAAATGGAAATTTTTTACAAATGCCTCCAGAAGTAATTGGAGTAACAAAACTTTTTCATTTTGATGGATCTAATACTGTTACTAATAACATGTTCAGTGTTAAGTATCAGTTGTTCTTAAATGATGTTGCTTTTAATCTTGGTTATCAAGGTCTTTTAAGTTATGCAATGACTAGGACTTACTTAGAAGATATTAATTTTTTATTAACGACAGAAAAACAGATAAGATTTAATCAAAGAGCTGATAGATTGTATTGTGATATTGATTGGGGAAGTGTTGTTAAAGGAGATTTTTTAGTTATTGATTGTTTTAGGTTATTAGATCCTAACGAATACCCAAGAGTATGGAATGACTCATTCCTGAAAAAATATACAGTTGCTCTCATGAAGAGGCAGTGGGGTCAAAATCTACTTAAATTCCAAGGAGTTAAACTTCCTGGTGGTATTGAATTAAATGGAAGGCAAATCTATGATGATGGGGAGAAAGATCTTGAAATCATCCGAGAGCAGATGTCTAACATGTATGAGATGCCACCATTCGATATGATAGGTTAGTGCAATGGTTCTTAACCCATTCTTCCAGCAAGGTGCTCGATCAGAACAGAATTTAGTTCAGGATCTAATCAACGAACAGTTGAGGATGTATGGTGTTGAGGTGCATTATCTACCTCGTAAGTATGTAACAGAAAATAAGGTAATAAGAGAAGTAGTAGCATCTAGATTTGATGATGCATATCCTATTGAAGCATATGTTGATACCTTTGATGGGTATGGAGATAATCCTACTTTATTATCAAAGTTTGGTATTGAGCAGACTAATGAAATAACACTTACAATATCAAGAGAAAGATTTGAGAATTACATCTCACCTTTGATGAAGAATGAGGCAGATGTAAAATTAACAACTAGACCTAAAGAAGGAGATTTAATATATTTTCCATTAGGAGATCGTCTATTTGAGATTAAGTTTGTAGAGCACGAAAAACCTTTCTATCAACTACAAAAGAATTATGTTTATGAACTTAGATGTGAACTCTTCCGTTACGAAGATGAGGTTATTGACACAGGTATTGATGAGATCGATAATGAGCTTGTAGGAGACGAAACAGATGGAACTAGTGAAGATGGTATCTCAACCATTTTAGGACCGTCACAGACGCTTACAATGGTCGGTACGGGCGTTACAGCAGCAGCATACACTGGTATCATAACTGCAGGTGGTGTACACTATATCAATGTTACTAACAGGGGTGGTGGTTATATAACTCCACCATCTGTAGGGATATCATCTGCACCATCTGGTGGAGTTACGGGTATACTAACTTCATATATGATTGGTGGAATTCAGTACTGTAATCTCAATGTAAATGAGAAAGCAAAATCAGTTCAGGCAGTTAGGATTGTAAATCCAGGTGCTGGATATGCTACAACAACATATCCAGGAATAGCATTTACTAGCAACTCTGGTACTGGTGCTGCAGGTACTGCATTTGCTGCTGATGGTACTTTAGGTATCGTAACTGTTACTGCTAGTGGTGGTGGATTTACTACTGCACCTACAGTCACACTACCCACGCCACTCGCTGTTACTAAAACAGGTATTGGTACAACTGCTACTGCCGTTGCTATTATCAATGCTGCTGGTGCTGTAACTGATGTTTGGTATACAAATGCTGGTGCTGGTTATACTGCTGGTGATGGTACGAATCTATATGCTACATTCTCAACTCCTTCAATGGATTCTGTGGGTAACTTTGTCTTTAATGAGACTGTAACTGGAGGTACTAGTGGAACTACTGCAAGGGTAAGAGTTTGGGATTCTTCCACAAATCTATTGGAGGTAAATAGTGTTACTGGAACATTTACTGTAGGGGAGACTCTTACTGGAGGAACATCTGGTGCTTCCCGTGTAATTAGACTCAGTGATATTGAACCACAAGATGATGGATTTGCTGATAATGTCAACATAGAGACTGAAGCAGATTCTATTATAGACTTCACTGAAACCAATCCTTTTGGAATGCCCTAAATATAATTTACTAGGACTCTAACAATGTTTGAATATTTTTATAACGAAATCTTGAGAAGAACCATAATTTCATTTGGTTCTTTATTTAATGGTATATCAATAGAGCACACAGACTCTTCGGATAATACTGTCAGTGCTTTTAGGGTTCCTTTGGCTTATGGACCAACACAGAAATTTCTTGCAAGGTTAGAACAGTCACCTGATCTTAATAAATCTACGGCAATTACTTTACCGAGGATGTCTTTTGAGTTTACTGGACTTACTTATGATCCTACAAGGAAAGTTACAACTACTTCAACATTTACTGTAAAGGATCCAACTGATGGATCTGAGACAAAGAAATCATATATGCCTGTTCCATATAATATGCAATTTGAACTTGCTATCATGGCAAAATTAAACGATGATGCTCTTCAAATTACAGAACAAATTTTACCATATTTCCAACCAGCATATAATATAACTGTAGAATTAGTTGAGTCTATTAAAGAGAAAAGAGATATTCCTGTTATTTTAGAAAATATAACAATGCAAGATGATTATGAAGGAGACTTTACTCAAAGACGAGTTCTTCTTTATACTCTAAGATTTACTGCTAAGACATACCTATTTGGTCCTGTTCAGACTGCAACCAAGGATATCATCAGAAAGACTGCTATCAATTACATTGCTGGTGGTGCAAAAGCTGTAGAAAGAGATGTTACTTATACAGTTGTTCCAAGAGCAGTCAAGGATTATACTGGAGATATTGCTACAACTCTATCCGAAGATATGGGTCTATCCGATCTTACTATTACGGTGGCAGATGGAACTGCATTATCAACATCCAGTTACTATTCTATAGGTGATGAAGAAATATATGTTAAGAAGATTACTGGTAATTCTATAGTTGTTGAGAGAGCAAAAGATAATACTACACAGGCATCTCATTTGAGAGGAGAGGAAATTAAAGCAATTACCAGTGCTGATACTCCATATATTGAGTTGGGTGATGACTTTGGATTTGATGGATCCTTCTCATGACGATGACTAAAGAATATAACACACTAGATAAAACATTTAATCTGGTTCCTGAAG